CTCTCGTAGGCGATATTGACTACCATTTGCGCGTGATTGTCGATCAGACCACCATTGGTGGTACAGACAGCAGCCAAGGGTACGCCCGGAGAAGCATCTCTATTTACGTGGTTCGTGAGAATCGTGTGGAGTTCTTCTTTAATCTGTTGCTCATCCCATGTTCGGAGGCAGCCTCGGATTGGTCCTCGCGGATAGTGCGAGATAAGTCTTTCGCACGCTTCTTGGAGGCCTTCCGGCGCTTTCGTTTTCCGGTGTTTCCTTGATTGGAGCCGGAGTGAGCTGAGCTCGGCGTTTGATCCTCGTTCGGGCCAGTCGAGCTCGTCAAGTTCTGGGAAGGTGCCGACAGCACTGGAGACTCTTTGGTCTCTGGCTTTAGCAACAGTTTCCCTAAAACGGATGCCAGTTCTTCCACATTCCCGCAAGCCCATACCGACTCCTGGTTCGTTGATAAGATCGCCTGAAGCGAACTGATATCGACCGAAGTCTCTGAGGGCTTGGAGGTGGCTTGTGTCGGAGCAGGCGCCGAGGGTGACAAAACTCGTAATGGCCTCAGCGTCGACTCTAGTACTGAGTCGGTCCAAAGCTGTGTGATTGCGTTCGTTGATGTCTCCGAGGGGCGGGGAGCATTGCTCCCCGTTATCTCGTTTAAAGGCAACGTTTCGTACGTGTCATCATACTCAACATTCTCCTCTTCATCAAACTCATCCATAGCCTCAGACCACAACGGCTTACCGAGGGCTTTCATGCGATCTTCGAACTCTAACATTCTATCAACTGACGGTCTAACAAACTCAGTATCGGTGAATCTGTACTCACCTCTTCCCTTAACTGTAACGGTCGTCGGGAAACGCTCAGGCATTTCGATCTCCTCAACAGTGATCTCCCTATAAGGAGCGGAAGCATCCATAGTCTCAGCTTCTATCATGAATGGGAATATGGTTGTCCCCAAATTCGACTTGCCCCACCCGAGCGACTGACGATGTACCGCGATAACAGCTCCACTCGAATTATAAATCGGGGAACCGCTCCAAGCGGCGAAAGTCGTGCAAGAATGGGACAAGGAAGCTGGCACTTCACCAGTCTTTCCAAGCCCTAAAGAACACCGCCAAGTATTATCAGCAGCGTTCACCCCATAGAC